TTTTGTTTACTGGAATGTGTTCATAGGTCATAATCCTAAACACTAAATCAATCTTTGGGATTTTTTTATAATCTATTTCGCAGTCAGCCATTTTGATTTTTTCACCTGCGGCTTTTCTTCGTGCATAATTTTCATCGCCTATTCTTTTGGCACGATTGCGTTTGGCTTCGGCGGTAGTTCTGATATTAATTTTGTCCAAGCTGGGAAGGATAATATCGTACTGGTGATATTCTGGTTGAACATAGAATGAATAGGAGTTTTTACTTCTATGAATTTCCTCTAAGAGATCACGGTTATTTAGGTAGTTTACAGTCATTAATAAGGTCCAAAGTTGATAACATTATAATATACGTACATTATAAAGTCAAATAAATATTTGCCAAGGGGTAATGTATGGCCAATTTTTTGAGTAACATTGCAAGTGCTGCCGGCGCTATAGCCAGTGGCATCAACACGGTAAAAACATTAGGGTCTGCTCTTAATAATTTATCTGATCCAAACAAGTTATTGAGTGCAGTTCGAACCAAAAATTTACCAGTAGGCGGGGAAGGACCGTCCAGTGGTAGTAAGGCTCAGGCACAATTTCAAAGCGCCAATAATGAGGATTGGCGGGCTAGATTAACATTGATTGATAAGACCTTTTTTGAAAATTCCCCAGTGTTAGACCCGATAAAAAAAGCAGGTGCTTTAATTTTTCCTTATACTCCCACAATAAATATAGGCTCTTCAGCCAAATATAGTCCTCAGCAAATGACACATCAAAATTACTCTTTTTTGACCTATCAAAATAGTCAAGTAAGTGAAATACAAGTAGTTGGTGATTTTGCAGTGGAAGACGCCGAACAAGGAGCATATTGGGTTGCTGTGGTGCATTTTTTAAGAAGTGTAACCAAAATGTATACGGGTAATCAAGGTGATGCTTTTCCAGGTAATCCGCCACCCATATTAAATTTCAGTGCTTATGGAGATTTTGTTTTTAAAAATGTGCCCGTGGTAGTGACCAGTTTCAATTTAAATTTGCCTAAAGAAGTTGATTATATCGGGGTAAAAATTGGTTATGATCCCAGTATTGAGCAAAGTTCGCTTTTGCAATCGGGTGCAGTGAGTGCAGCAAGTCAGACAAATACAGCCACTCAAAATACTAATCAAAACAAGGCTCAATCAGGTAAAGTGGGTGAAAATCATGTGCCTACTAACAGTTCAATAACAGTCAGTCTTACACCTATATATAGTAGAGAACAGGTTAGGAATTTCAGTTTGACTACGTTTGTAAAAGGTGGTTATGTTGGTAAAGGATACATATAATGGCCGAGTATAGTTCATCCAGTCCTTGGTATATTACACCAACCAATAGAAATTATCTTGATCTATTAAGCATTAGGCCAGTCAGCGCTGAAGCAGATGATTTCCTCTACACCATAGAAAGTCAATATAGTTATAGACCTGATTTATTAAGTTATGATCTATATGGCACACCAGATCTTTGGTGGGTATTCATACAGCGTAATTTAGATATATTACAAGATCCTATCTTTGATTTTATACCAGGTGTCCAAATTTATATTCCAAAAAATTCCAGTTTAATTAAAGTATTGGGGGCTTGATATGGCGTTTGATCTAGGAAAAGCCGCCACCACAGCGTTAACTGCCGTAAGTAAAAACCTAACAGTGTCCAATGTTGTAGTAGGGTTGGCCACTGGGGGTGTTGGTGCAGTATTATTAAATGCTGTCAAGGATTCTTTATTATCGGGGGTTGCGGGCGGGGTCAAAGACCTATCTCAAACACCAGGACAAGCAGATCAAGAAGGTGATTATTCTGCCTCTCCTCAACAACAGGCTATTAATGAACTATTAGAAAAAAGTATTGAAATAAAGGAAATAAACGAAAAACCGCCCTTCCCAAACGTATTACATCAATATGCTAGTTATAACTATATTTGGACTATGTGGGTATTGAGAAAAAATGATTTAAATTTCCCAGATGAAACTTATAGAAAAGGTGTCACAGGGGACATACTATTAAAAAGTGGCAGCGGTGATCCTGATAATAGAGTTGCACTGACAAATTATAAATCACCAGCAAATCCATCGGGTAAATTTGATTTTTTCATAGACAATGTTCGTATTGGCGGAGTTACTGGTTTGGATAAAAATACTGGAAACACCAATGCCAATTCAATTTCTTTCAAAATAAAAGAGCCTTATAGTATAGGATTATTTTTCCAAGCACTACAAGTTTCAGTGTCCAAGTCAGGTTATGGTGCTTGGAATGGCGTGCCTTTAATGCTTAGACTGGAATTTACTGGGCATTTGGATCAATTTAGACAAAAAGTCAAATTAACTAAAACGACTAAGTATTTTCCTTTAAAAATTATGAATATCAGTATGAAAGTGGATGGTGGTGGATGTTATTATGATTGTACAGCCGTACCGTGGAATGAACAGGCCTATGGCACAATCATAAGCAATGCTAAAAAAAATGTCAATATAGAAGGCAGCACTGTACAGGAAATGTTACAATCTGGCCCAAAGAGTCTACAATGGCAGTTGAATGATGCTGCGAAAGATGTGGCTAAAGATGCTACCACCCCAAATCCAGATAGAATTTTAATTCTTTTTCCTAGTGATGTTAAGACAAGACGTGATGATGGAGCACCTGTGGACACATCCAATCCCACCGGTGCCACAGTAGAGCCTTCTAAAATCAATGACATGAAAGCGCAGGATGTGTATAAAAAATTAGGAGTAGAGCTAGCAGCCGATGGTGTTAATCTTTTTCAAAAGACCAATATCAATCCCATGGGTAGCGCTACAATGGGGTTCGGTGATTTACAAAAAGCCAAACAAACATTTGGTTCAGAAGCAGAAGTATATGATGAAAAGGCAGGGGTATTTAAAAGAGGCAGTATTAAAATAAATGAAAAACAAGGTATAGCTGAGTTCACTAAAGGATCCAGCGTGCCTAGCATGATTAATGAAATAATCTTAAACAGTCAGTATGGTCGTCAAGCATTGGAAAATCAAACTAAAGATGGTTGGGTGCCTTGGTGGAAAGTGGAAACACAGCTTTATATTTTAGATGGTGACGACACTCTTAAAGCATTGGGTCGATACCCTACATTAGCAGTATATAGAGTAGTGCCAAGTTATATTCATCACAGTAGATTTATAGCCCCCACTGATAGGCCTAAGGGAATTGAGGAATTAAAAAAAACTGCCATCAAAGAATATGATTATATCTATACATCAAAAAATTTAGATATTTTGGATTTTAATATAGAGTTTAATAACAGTTTTTATAAACTATTATCAGCTGATTTAGGTAAAAATAACATAGGCGTTGTAAGCAAATCACAAACAGGTGCAGAAGCACCGCCCGACCAGCCAAAGGACTCGGGAAAGAATGTAGCAGCGCAATCTGACAACGCCCCATTGCCTACAGATAGTGTCAGAGTTAGTAATACTGGATTAAAAACACAAACCACTGGTGTAATTGGTGGTACAGCTGACAACGACCCTGGCACATTGGCTGCTAGAAGTTTTAATGATGCCATAAACTCTATGGGTGATATGATAGAATTAACTTTAAAAATACTTGGTGATCCATACTATTTAGGTGACAGTGGCATGGGCAATTACACTGCACAGAATACCAATTTAAAAGGCATCAATGCTGACGGAGCAATTAATCATCAAAGTAGTGAAGTGTTTATCAAAGTAAATTTTAGAAACCCAGTGGACATAGATCCAACTACTGGCAGATATGAGTTTGGTAAAGGTAAAGTGGTGACACAATTTAGTGGACTGTATAGAGTAGGCGAAGTTTATAATAATTTTAATAATGGATCTTTTACACAGGATCTTAAATTGATGAAGATGCCTAATCAAGACACTGACAAGAAAGATGATAATGCCAAGGCCACTACACTGGCTAATAAAATTGCCGAAGTTCCGGTGCCTGCACCGCTAGGATCATATGAAGGTGCTGAGGGAGGCCCATAACAATGTCACAGACTGAAAGCAGAGAACCAATAAACAAAAAGCCAGAAAATAGTACAGGTCCTTTTTTGGCCAAAGTGATCAGTCATTTAGATCCTGCATATATGGGCACGTTAAAAGTTCAATTATTATCTGAAGTAGGTGACACACCAAAAGCTGATGGCCAATTACGTCAAGTAAAATATATCAGTCCTTTCATGAGTTCTACCAGTGTGGATTTTGTCAATCAGCAAGAAACTTATGGGAGTACACAAAAAAGTTACGGAATGTGGATGATTCCTCCTGATGTGGGTGCCACAGTGGTAGTTATATTCATAGAAGGGGATCCTAAAAAAGGATATTGGATTGGCTGTGTTCAAGACATGGACATGAATTTCATGATTCCCGGGTATGCTGCAACCTCATATACTACAGCAGAGGGACTAACCAATGATAAAAAAGGGCGTACTGCTAGAATCCCTGTGGCTGAATATAATAAAAAAACACAGGATCAGGTTGGCACCGATACTACTAAAGTAAAAAAACCCAAACACCCTTTTACTGATATATTGGAATTACAAGGGCTGTTGCTGGATGACATAAGGGGAATAACATCCAGTAGTGCAAGAAGAGAATGGCCCAGTGCTATTTTTGGTATTAGCACACCTGGACCAATTGACAAACAAAATGGGGCACCTAGAGGAAAAGTAGGACCAAAAGAAACTGAAGGAACGGCTTTTATCAGTAGGTTAGGCGGGTCAAGTTTTGTTATGGATGACGGTGATGACAAATTTGTAAGAAAAGCTACACCCTCAGAAGGCCCGCCTGATTATGCCAGTGTGGAGGAAAGTGAAACAGGGGATGTCACTATTCCACATAATGAACTAATAAGATTAAGAACTAGAACTGGTCATCAAATATTATTACATAATAGTGAAGATTTGATTTATATCGGTAATGCACGTGGCTCGACTTGGATTGAATTGACCAGTGATGGAAAAATAGATATTTTTGCTCAAGATAGTATTAGTATTCATACAAAAAATGATTTTAATTTTTATGCTGACCGTGACATCAATATGGAATGTGGGCGTAACCTTAATATCAAAGTGGCAGAAAATATGCAAACTGAAGTGGGCATAGATCAAACTTTAATAGTTAAAGGACTACAGACTACTCACGTAAAGGAAGATGTTAATACTACATTTGAAAAAAATTATTACCATACCAATGGTGGCAATGTTGATTTAAAAAGTGACGGACATCATTACTTTACATCTGGAGAGGACACGCATATTTTAGCGGCAAACACAGCCATTGATGGCGGCAATATTAA